CAAGGTTTTGTAGAACATCCGCCACCTTCCCCGCACTCTTCACCTCCGCCAGCGCGTTCGCAATCTGCAGATACTGTTTATGCGGGTTCGCCGCCGCGACATGATCAGCGATGCCCTTATCCGCGTACTGCTTCGCCTCGATAATGTTGTCATCCACATACTGGCGCGTCGCCAGCACCACCGACGGGTCGATCTTCAGCGTCACTGACGCGGCGCTGTTGACGATGATAATCATGCGCACCGTCTGCGTGCGGCCGCTGCCCTCCTGCAGCTGCGGCTTATAAGTCTCGGCGCAGTTAGCGACGGCAATCATCACGCCGTCGGCGTCAAACAGGCCGATTTCGCGGATCCAGAAGCCGCCTTCGTTCTCGGGGATAATCTGCTCGGCGATAATCTGGCTGCTGTTGGCCGCATCAACGCTTAGCGAATTCAGCGCCGCGCGGCGTTTCTCGCCGATAAGCTTCGTCTGCGAGGCATCCGGCGTCGGCAGCGCGCCGCCGCCGTCGCCTACCGCCATTTCAGTGATCTGCAGCTTAGTGCCGAGCGCCGTGGCGTTCGCCAGCTTAGCCGCGCCCTGATTGGTCAGCAGGGCATAATATTTCGTTGTCATGTGCGCACTTCCGTCAGGTCAATTAAATGTACCGCTGAGCCGGTGTAGCCAGGCCCGTTCACGGTGATGATTTCAGGGGTGTAGGGATAAACCGTTAGCTCGTCGCCGCTGTAGCTGGCGGCCGCTACCGGCAGCGTTCCGCTCGAATCGAGATTGATCGAAAGGCCGATCAGATGCCGACTGCACGGCTTCGCATCGGCGATCAGCCGCTCCAGCTCGTTGTACATCTCCTCGGTAATGCCGGTATCGAGCACGCCGACGTCGAGGCGAAACGTGCCCGGCGCGTCGCCGGTTTTCCACCACTCGATAATGCGGATCAGATAGCCGAGCGGCTCGACGATGCGCCGCAGCGAACCGATGGTGCCTTTATGCCGGTGCACGTACTCCGAAGCGGCCACGACGTTGCGTTTGGTCGCCTCATTCCACCCGGCGTCCCAGCGGTCGACCGACCAGGCCCAGGCGAGATAAGGCAGCAGCGCCACCGGGCAGGTCTGCGCGTTCCATAGCTGGCGCAGCGGCACCGGCATCGCCTCGATATCGGCGCACGCCCGGGCGGCGGCGACCTCGAGCGGCGAGGAGCCGGTCGGCAGCAGCCGATCACTCATCGGAACCTCCTACCGTGATGCTGTAGCCGCTGCACCAGGCAGCCTGGGTTTTATCCAGCACCACATCAGCCGTCGGCTGCGCCAGCTCGACCCGCTGCACGCCTTCCACATGCAGCGCGGCGTAGAGCGCCGACTGGCGAATATCGCGTCCCAGCTGCGACTGGGCGTTGATAAAGGCGAGCAGCTTCGCTTCGGCGGCGGCGCGGATCGGCTCTGCTTCCGGGCCAGGATAGAGAAACAGCGTCGCGTCGACGCGGTAGCTGACGATGGCGGCCGCCTGTACCCGAACGCGATCGGCCACCGGACGCACATCCTCGTCGTTGAGCGCGTTCGCCACGATGGTGAGCAGATCGGCAGGCGCGGTGCCGTCGCCTTCGCGGCTCAGCACGGTGATCACCACCTCCGCCGGCGCCGGGCTGGTAGCGGAAACGTCCGCTATGCGTCCATCGGCGCTTTTGGCGTGATACTCGTAGGCGCCGCTCGGCCCCGCCACGCTCAGCCCTTCGAACGCGGCGGCGATGCGCATGCGGAAGTTGTCGTCGCTCTCCATCACCGCCGCGGTCGGCGGCAGCGTGCTGTTGTCCGCCGCCCTCAGCGTCAGCCGGGTCACGCCGTTGTTGGCGCCCAGCTGGTCGAGATCGGCGCCGGTCGCCCAGGCGACCATATTGGCTTTCGCCGCCTCGTTGATGCGCTGGCGCAGGATCAGCTCGCGATAGGCGTTCTCCTGCAGCAGCTTCACCAGCGGCTCCGACTCCAGCGCCAGCGTGCGGGTTATCGCCGCCTGCTGATCGGCCGGATAGAGGGAAATCAGCGTCGCCTTGCGCTCGGCCAGCAGGGTTTCATAATCCAGCGCCTCCACCACGTCGGGCGCAGGCAGCTGGCTCAGGTCAATGGTTGCCATAGGTTCAGCTCACGGGAATAGTCAGGGAAAAGGCTTGCGTCGTATCGCTGCGGCTGCCGGTAAGCTCTACCGTCATGCCGCCGTCATACGACGCCTCATAGCTGATAGCACTCAGCTGAATGCGCGGCTCCCACTGCAACAGCGCCATATAGCAGGCGGACATGATTTGCAGGCGCAGCGCCGGGTTTTGCGGCTGGTCGATCAGCGCCGACAGCAGCGAGCCGTAGCGGCGACGCATGACTCGGGAGCCGAGCGGCGTGGTCAAAATATCGCGCACTGACTGGCGGATATGCTCCAGCTCAGCCAGCGCCGCGCCGCTGTCGCGGTTCATCCCGATATATCTTTCGGCCATCACTGCGGTCCTCCAGAAAGATCGCCGCCCGACTTCACGCCGCCATGCTGATGGGCGTCCACCACGATGCCGTTAGAGCTCAGGCTGCCGCCGCTGTGGGTCACATTGCCCTGCAGCGTGCCGCCGCCGGTCACCTCCAGCGTGGCGGTTTTCAGCTTTGCGCTGCACTCCACCAGCGGCGTGTCGAGCAGGATGCTGGTCGCCGCCTGCAGGCGAGCGGTCTGAATGCCGCTCGCCCTGAGCGCGCCGTTCTGCGGCTCATATTCGATAACCGCGCCGTCGGGAAACGCCCAGTGCAGCGCATCAGCCGAGGCGGAAGGCGCAGGATGGCTGTCGGAGAAGATGCCCGGCAGGATAAAGCCGGTATTCAGCTCGCCGCCCAGGCTCAGCACCAGCACCTGCTCGCCGATTGACGGCGCGCTCCAGGCGCGAGAGCGTCCGGCGCGGGCGCTGAGCCACGGCAGCCAGCCGGTTTCATTGTCGCCGCTGCGTACGCGGCAGCGCCCGCTCTGCGGATCCACCGCCGAGACGGTGCCGATGCGGATAAGGTTGCGCAGCAGGCGCAGGATTTCGCTGATATGTTCGTTCATGTCGCTAGTGTTACCTCCGGTGCATGCGGCCAGCAACGCGACGCCGACCGCTGAGAGATGACAGGACAGCTTTAGCGCTGCCACTCGCTGACCAGCGCGCCGTGCACCCAGAGCTGCAGCGGCGCGTTATCGTTAGCGGGCGGCGTCGGCTCGCCGGGAAAGGTGACCTGCAGCGCGCTCTCCTGCTGCGTGACCAGCACGCGCTCGGTCAGCTGCAGGCCGATGCTGAGCGCGCCGGAGGCGTCGGCGGCGAAGGTAAAATCACTGCGTCACTTCTCGGCGTTGCCCATCATTTCCGGCTGGTTATCCCGCAGCCAGGCGAGCAGCGGCACGATAACGGCCTCGATATCCTGCTCAACGTCGGCTAGGGTTAATTCCAGCCGGTAGCGATACTCAAAAGAGAGCGACGGCGCGCTGGTCGCCACCACCGTTCCGGCGGCGATCGCCATGGTCAGCCGCTCCGGGTTTTGCTGTAGCTGCGGCACGCTGCGGCTCAGCGCCGCGCGTAGCTGTTGAGGTTTCTGCATCCTGTTGCTCCTGACACGCTTTAATGGTTTCAATCTGCAGCCCGCAAGACGCGAGCGCAGCCTCTAGCTGACGGTTATCTGCCGCCAGATCGCCCTGCGTCTGCAGGCTGTTGCCCGGCACTGGACAGCTGTTCACGCGCGGACAGCCAGCCCAGATAATCGCGGGCGTTGTCGAAGGCGGGACGGCTGTGCAGCCGGATAAAATCGTCAGGCAGAGCGGCAGCAGACCTCTCGCGTAACGCCTGGTTTGCATTGGTTTCCCTCGCTATTTGCACTTCGCGGTTAAGGGCGAGGCGGCTGGCCTGACTCTGCTGCTGACGCAGCGCCGCCTCGCGTTTGCTGTTCGCCTGCGCCTCCTGATTGAGGCGGACGATAGTCCGATCGCGGCTGGCGAGATCGGCGGAGAGCGCGGCGCTGGCGCGCTGCGCCTCGCGTAATTGCGCACCAACCTGCGCGCCGCGCCAGCCGGTGAAGGCGAGCGCCAGCAGCAGCGCCGCCAGTAGCGCAAGGCACAGGCGCGTCATGGGACGCCTCGCAGGCACCAGGCGCGCTCCCGCTCGCGCCGCTGCGCCAGCCCGGCGCTTTTCACGCCGTTAACGTAGATCCAGCGCGGCAGCTGGTCGCACGCCGCGCGCCAGCGCTGCTGACTGAGATAGCTGGCCAGGGTCGAGCGGCAGGCGGCGCCGGCGCCGACGTTGAAGGCGAAGCTCACCAGCGCGTCCCAGACCGGCTGCGGCATCGCCACCGGCACGCAGAGAGAGAGCTGGCGTTCGACGCGTATCAGGTCGTCGACCAGATTGACCGCCGCCTGGCGCTCGCTGACAGCGCTCTGCGGCGTCACCCCTGCGGTATGGCCGATGCCGTTGGTCCAGACGCCGGCGCTGCACTGATAGGGCGAGGTGCGGCAGCCCTCCGCGTCGGCCAGCAGCTGCAGACCGCCGGAGGAGATTTTCAGGGTCTCGAACTGCGGCAGCAGCGCGGCGATCGCCAGCACAGCGACCACGGCGCAGCGCTTCGCGGTCTGGCTCACGACAGCCTCCCTGCGCGCCGGCGCTGAAGCTCATAGGTTTTGCGGCGGTAGTGCCAGTTGATGAAAAAGGTCGCTACGTTGACGATCAGGGTAATGACCGCCACGCCGGAGCCGACCAGAAACGCGATATCCTGAATGGTGTGGCGGCCCAGCCACATCAAAAACAGGCTGACCAGGTAGTTAATCAGCGAGCTGGTTTTCTCCATCTTCAGTCCCACAGATTGACGGTTTCGCCAGTGGCCGCGTCTGGCAGCTCGGGCAGCGTCAGCGCACAGCCGTGCGGCAGGACGGCGCCGCGGTCGGCGAGGCCGGGATTGGCGGCGTAAACCTGCTCGACCGCCTGCTGCGTGCGGCCGTAGTAGCGATAGCAGATCTCATCGACCGTATCGCCCTGGAGCGCGTAGATATTCATGGCGATAGCTCCCCATCGGACCCGCGGACGGGCAGGCTAAAATGGTGCGTCACTGTTGTTGTTCCCCGCTGGAGGTGGTGTCGGCAGACCCGGGTTCGGGCCGTTAAGTGCGGCGGCGCTTGCGCGTCGTCCGGCATAGCCAGTCTCCTCGCTGCGGGGCGACGGCTCAACGCTGGCCCGCCCGCTGGAATATGGGCAAACAGCCCGATCGCGGCGCAAAAAAAACGGCACCCGAGGGTGCCGTTATTGCTTCCGTTCAGCCGTGGTCAGACGGCGCAAGCGTCAAAGGGAAAGGTGTGGGATCTGCCGCTTTCAGGCATCGAGCCATCGCCTCTCATCGCCATACCTGCATTGTTATTTATTGGTGGGTATCGCGGAGAACGAAACGGCAAATTCCCTGTTTTTTATCATCATGTCGCCGGCAATCTCGGCGATCAAAGCGAGGGCCACTTCGCGGTCGCGTTCCCTGCAAACTCCTTCAGTGGTCAGACGTGCAATGAGCTCGACGCGCTCAAGCATTACCTGTTCTTGTAAATCAGTATCCACTTTCCCTCCCCCATTTTATAACTGTATATCTATACAGTAGCACAGCATGCAATCTGATATAAAGAAAATTAAGATCGGAACCCCCTGCCTTTAGGCTATTGATATAGAAACTTTTTTGGCGTGATAACTCCTAAGCCAAATGCGTTAAAAAGGTGGAGAAAGCGCGTCAGGGCGGCGTATTTTGGCTGTATAAAGCGCCATCGCCAGCCGGTTTCGCCCTCTTTTTCACCGCCGCTTCAGGCCAATGATTTAACCGCGCTAATACGCCTGGCCGGCGCGCCATCCGCGTACAGTTAATGACAGAACTCCAAG